CTCGGAAGTAGGTGCAAACAGTTTCAGCAACGGTGCGGTAAAGCCCACGGTGTCCCAATTTGCCGTGTCCGAAAACATCAGCATTAATACCACCTTCAAAGTATTCGGTTGGCTTCATAGTGCAAAGGAACAAATGGTCCGTGTCAAGAATCAACATATCCGAAATACCAGCACCACCGTTAGGCATATCCTTCACGGGAATGATAGGAATGTCGTGATAGGTAGCGACTCGGAAACCGACTTCTCTACCTTCAACACCCTTAATTCCGTTGTGGGATGGCGTAATTTCCGTTCTGCCCATAAAGCGTTCCTGTGCTTGAAGCAATTCACCGAGGGTTTGAATGGTATCATATCCAGTCAAAATAACCTTGGGTTCTCCACCACGGGCCATCAAATTACGAATAGCCGTGTTAAGCAGACTAACCGTAAGGTTTCTTTCGGTTCCGGAGTTAGAATCAACATATGCCTCCAAATAATCGGTTCCGGAAGAAGCACGAGTCACACCGTAAAGGTTGTTTTTGTTTGTAACATAAGTTGACAAAGCGTCGGTTTCTGCAAAGGTAGCCACAATTTTATAAAGGGTCATAAGCGAGTTATCAGCCTTAGTAGCGTGAGCATCAATACCCGTTCCAGCAACACTAGTCAAATCCTGCAAAATCATTTTGTTCATAGACTCAGCGTGAGAAACACCGACCTCTTCACGGTAAGAAGCGATAAGGTCGCCCAAACCATCATCAAGACCAGCCATCAATTGTGCAATCTCGGAAATCTCAAAAGTGTGAGCAATCGTCTTAGGAGAAACATGAAGGTTCTCATAGACGGGCTTAACATTCGTGATACCCGAAAGTGCGGCATTCTCAGCAGTTCCGCCCAAATCATCAAGGTCGGAAACGGAGAAAGTATCAGCCGCACCACCAATTGCTCGCTCTTTCATAATTCGCCAGCCACTAGACTTCCAAGGTTTCTTAGGAAGAATAGAAAGGGCGTTAATTTCACGGTTAATCATAGACCACACTTTTTGGCCGTAAATCAAATTGTGCAAAGTAGCATCTCCACCGGGAGTAGCCAAAGCGTGTCCAGCATGAATACCGCTAGTAATGCCCGTTGCTTTCAAAAGGTTATCGCTACCCAATCCGTAGGTTGCTCGCTCCAAATCTCCAATAGTCTTAAAATATCCACTCATGTTTATTGACCCCCTCTCTTACTAGCAAAAAGACCGTGGATTTCATCCCACGACATTTCACCAATTCGGGAAAATTCTTCGCTAAGTTGACGGGTGGTTTCTTCCACCGTTTGTGCCTTAGCAATTTCGTTGTTTTCCAAACTCTTACGAAGCGTAGACAATTCCTCTCGGAGATTCTCCAATTCGCTTTGTGCGTTAAACTTGGACTTAGCAATTTCTTGCTTTTCAATCTCAAGTTCCTTTGCGTAGCGAGCCTCAAACTGAGCCTTAACTAAATCGTATGCTCGGTCCTCTTGCTTTTCTGCTCGGAAAGCCTCGTAAGCCTTCTCAAGGTTAGAAGGAGAAAGGTCAAGAGTATCAACACCCTTTCTTTCCTGCATATACTCAAGTTCCACATCTTCTTCTTGAGCCATGTAGTCGCCTTCCTCTTCTTCCAAGAATGCGCTATCTTCTTTATCCATCATTTCATCTTCACTCCCACCACGGAGAGCGGCTTCTTCCATCATTTCCATGTCGGTATCGTCGGAATCATCCTTCAACAACACGGTGTTTTTCAGTTCAGCCATTACATCATTAAATTCGGCCAATGCCTTTTCAATTTCACTCATTTTTTTGTCCTCCTTAATTATATTAAATTTGGCTTCGGGATTAATCCCTTCTTCACAAATTGTGATTTCATGCAATTCTAACTTATCAATTTCTTTATAACTTCCGATGTCGGGGTCATATTTATTGGCTTTGTTAATTGCCTGTCCTCCGATTGAGAAAGAACGAAGTTTTCCACGACGAATATCTCGTGCTACTTCTTTTGCCTTCTCAATATCATTTCTTAACTTTATCACTACAAAAAAACCTGTATCATCAACGCCTGTTTTAAGGACTTTTCCTTTGGAATCTGTATAATTGTCTAATACCTCACCCACTTGCACATTAGAGTGGGTAATCATCACATTTCGGAAGCGGTCATTTTTCATAAAACCGTCTGCCGCTTCACGGATTGCATTAAGAGTAATTTTATCG